CTGGTATTCAATCCCGTGGGCTTCAAATTGCTGGATAGCATAAGCGATCCGGTCAGAGTTCTTGGAAACCCGTTCTTGGTGGTTCCGGTGGGCGTATTCCTTTAGCGCATCCCAAAATTCATCCCTTGCCAACTGCTTCACCAATCCCTATCATCAAAATCATCTTCCGGTTCTTCTGTGGCGGCATCATAGGCATCCTTTGTGATAACCGTTACATCTTCAACCGGCACACTCAACAGCTTGGCTGTAATGCGGCGCTGGGCTTCTACAAAGGAATCATCCGCCTGTTCAGGGTGGGCAACCCCTTGAAATGAAGAAGCAGAATACCCAACTGAACCATTTCCGCCATACATTTCACTGTTTCTGATTTCAAAGTGAAGTGTGATGGTTACAAAACATAAAGGGTTCATCATTACTTTTCACCACCCTTCAGAGTGATCTTCACATAACCGGCCTTGGGATTAGGTTTGGAGCATTCCGCCGCAATAGCGGGATATTTTTTCTTCAGCTTGGCGGAATCAATAGTGGTGGAATTGCTTGGTGCAACCAAGGTCAGGTTCAGCACATCACTTTCAAACTTCTTCACCCCAAACTTCATCATGGCATCATACAGGGCCGCTTTCATGGTCTTTTCCTGTTCTTCAATGGCCTTTTTGTGAGAAGTCAGGGACGCAATAGCGTTCAGGGTGGCAAGCTGGGATTGCTGGAAGGCTTGAAGCCCTCCTTCTTCATCAAAGGTGGAAGAACCACAGGTGTTGGGATCTTCCTGACAGGAATCCGGGCAGGTGTGGAAATCCGGGCATTTATGGCAGCACCCATCAAACTTTCCACGGGGACAAGCGTTTTCACATTTGATCATTTCCGTTCAACTCCTTTATGTAGGTTTCTTGGTAGCCAATCACCCGCTGGGAATATTTGCTTTGGTAAATCCCTTGATCCCACAGCTTGGAAGCGCCGCTTTCCCCCATGTTGTAAGCCATCAGAACCTTGTGTGGATCATCGTACTTTTCAAACAGGGTGCCAAGGATATAAATACCGGCTTGAATATTCTGGTAAGGGTCAAGGAAATCCGTTACACCAACGGCATTGGACAACCATTCATGGTTTTTCTGGTTAATCTGCATCAGGCCATAATCATTGGTGGTGCTGATAACATCCGCTTGGAAGTTGCTTTCGTTGCGGATCAGGGCCATCAGGAAAGTGAAATCAACTTCATAGGCATCCGCCATCCAATAAACATATTCCTGAAGGCTTTCATCCATAGGGACATTCAAAGGGGTGAAGTCACCGGCCTGAACAATGGTTCCATCACTCTGAACTTTGACAGCTTGGCCGGTATAGGCCCCGTACAAAACCGCCGTGGTGGTAGGCTCCGGGGTAGAAAACCAGATTGGTACTTTGGCAAACAGGAACCCAATCAGTACCCCTATCAGCAAGGCAACGGAAAACATACGCCGAAACCACAGATTTTGTTTAGCCCTTTGGGTGGCCGTCCTCGTATTTTCTGAACAGTTCATCGTTATAGTCCTTTCTCATTTGCAAGGTGGAAAAAATGCTTTCTTCCACGGTGCCGGGGCAAATCATCCAGTAATAGAAGCATGGCCGTTCTTGTCCCATGCGGTGAATCCGCTTTTGGCTCTGCTCCCACAGTTCCCAACTTTCGGGAAGGCTGAAATAAATAATCTTGTTGGCCTTTTGGAAGTTGCCCCCTCTTGCCCCGGCCTGATACTGAATGAAGGTCACAGAATTGGATTTGAAATTGTAAGCGCCCAAATCCTTGACTTCACCAGACTGGATGGACACAGGGCGGTTCATGCCCTTTACAATTCCCTTCATGCGCTCCATTTCTTCAGTGAAGTTATAGAACACAATCAAGCGATCTTCCGTACTCTCCACCAGTTCCCGAAATGCCTTATACCGGTTCGGGTTATATAGGCCGCAAAGCTGACGGGCATACAGGCGGCGGGTCAAGCTGGTATCACCAATCAATTCCCGCTCATAGCTTTCATTGGAACCCCAAAAATCTGAATCAAGTTCAAATTCCTGAAGGGTGGCGGTGTTTATGCTGATCGCCCGTTCCCGCCAGAACTTCCAATATTCCTTTGCTGGGGGCGTTCTAACGGGAACAAAGTTCCGTTTAGGAAGGTCAATTCCGGCATCATCGGTGGTCATAAATACCGCCCCATGTTCAGCCAGCTTCTTCTTCAGCCGGTCAACATTTTTGTAACCGGTGATTTTCTGCCGCCAGAATCCATCTTCTTCAACCCATTCCGTTTCAATGTACTGCTTCCAAAACAGTTCCTTTGATATGTTCCATCCCAAAAGGCGGCATTGGCTCCACAGCTTTTCATACTTGCCGCCCGTGGGCGTACCAGACAGAAGGATCACATTATCAGGGTTCAGCCCAAGAATGAACTTTGACCGCTTGGCGTTCTCATTCTGGATCAAGGAACTTTCATCAAGCATCAGCGTAAACCCGGAAAGGGTTTTCAAAATCTTACGCCTGAAGGTCAGTTCATAGTTGATCACGCCGCAAATCCGGGTTGGGTTGTCGGTTTCAGCAACCGCCGCCATAAACCAATCAAATTCCTTCTTATTGGTCAGGTCATAAATCATCCAACAATGGTTCATGGCGTAGTTCTCAACCATGTGATCTATCCAATCAGAAACCTTGGAACATTGGCAGATCAACAGGTTTACCCGGCTATTTAGGGTCAGGGCTTTTTCTGAACCGACAAAAGTTTTCCCAAGTCCCATATCAAGGTAATAGGCGCATCGGTTGTGGCCTTCCGTCAGGTCAAGGGCCTGTTGCTGGTGTTGAAATAGCGTGATCATTTCACCTGAACCACTTCACCCAAAACCTTCTTGGCGTGGGTGGTAGAACCAAACAGCTTCTTCACCACAGCGGCACAGAACCCGGCGTAGTAGTCGTATGTATCACCAGCGCCACAGGAAACAATGGTTTTGGTGCCATCTGCCCACAGCACAATAGTTTTGGGGCCACTGAAGATCACCTTCTTCACAGGGGGAACGCCGGTATGGTGAAGGGGGAAACTGCACCGACAATTCATAGCATTCATTATTTTTGAAACGCTTCCCAAGAAATCATTGGCCGGTGCCAGCTTATCTTCCGAAAACCAAAACAGGCCCTTGGAACTTGCGTCATTCTGAACCTTTTCCAACTCCACACCGGCCTTTTTCTTGCTGGAATAGTAGTTCTTCACTACACCAACACACCCGGTATATTTGCCGCCGTACTCCGCATCAGGAAGCACCTTCACGGTCATTCCGATTTGCAACATCTTTATCATCCTTTCTTTCCAGTCAGGCGGACAATGTAAATGCAGTTGCCCACCCGGTAAGCGTCATACTTCTTGGGGTTCTTCTCATTCCACTTGCGCTTATGGGAAGAAACCGTGGAAAGTTTGGTTTTAGCTTCTTTCTCGGTGCCATACTCAAAGCACATATTCTTTGCGTTCCCGCTGGTCAGGAACTCTTCAATGGCTTTGACTTCCTCGCTCTTGGCTCCACCGTTGAAGGCTTTCTTGGGCGGGGCCTGAACATTATATTTAATTTCCATTACTTCACCTTCTTACAAAATTTCCGGGGCCGCTATCGTGTCGATATACAACAGATCTTCAGTTCCGGGGATAGGCTCATACAGGCTAACAGTTTGGGGTTCTTTGGCGCTCTTGCGCCGTGCATTCCCAATGGCTGACCGCATAGCATTACAGGCCACAGTGACAAACTTCACTTTTTGCAAATCAGGAAGGGCGAACCACCGCTTCACGCTGATCAGATACCGGAAGATCACCACATCAAACCATTCCGCCCGGTCAAGGCCCTGTTGGTCTAAATACCACCAAACAATATTGATGTTGTCCGTGGCAAATTGGGCTTCTTTCGGGGTAAGGGGGCGTTCATAGAACGATTTAGGCAACCGCACACCGCCGCCCACCTCGTTTTTCGCTGGTTTCACTCATTCCCCCCCCCCAATCTGTCAGGCAGTCAGGCCAAAGAAGGTGTTGAAGGCTTCAGCGCCCACATACTCCCTGAACTTGGCGGGGTTAATGTAGTAATTCCAGTTGTTCCCGGTGCCGGGAACGGCATTGCCGAAGGGCAGAAGCCCACGCTGAAGGCCGATCCGCACAAACTGATCAGATTTGCCCATACACCGGGCCGCTTCCTTCACGCTGATTTTCTTCACCGGGGGCGGGGCATCAGTAACCGGGGCGGCTCCATATCCCATCAGGAAATCAAAGGTCACGCCGGTAACATCGGCCAGCGCCTTGATCCGCTCTTGGTTGGGGGTGTTCTTCCCGGAAAGATACTGACTGATTGCGGCCTTGGAAATCCCGGCCTGTTCGGAAAGGGCCGATTGCTTCAAATCAGCCTGTTCCATTGCGTACTTCAAACGCTCTGCAAAGGTGTTCACACTTATAACCTCCTATTCATTTAGTTCGCAAGATGAAATATCCCATCGTATCTTGTCCAATTAGGTAACAAGAATCTGGATATGCTCTTTCCAACTTGGCTTTCTTTTTTGTGGCTTGCCGGTAAGATTTACACATTACCCGGACTTTTCCGCCCACAACAGGATTTAGGTTCAGATCAATCCTCATTGGTTTGACCTCCCCAATACTGATCCACCAGTCTATGGGCCATTTCCTTACCCATAGCCCAAACCCATTCTTTACGGGCTTGCTTGGCTTCAGCTTCCTTTTCGGCCTGTTCCGCCACATAATCCCGGTTCAGGGTGTCGGGGTAGTAATAGCGGATAATAGGGGTTCCGCCATCCACATTGCCAATGGTCAGCTTGATCCGGCCATTGTGGTTGAACCAGTCATTTTCACATCTGATTTCCAGCCCTTCAGGGCCGGTGGAAGCCTTGAAAATCGCCACATCAGGCGGGGTGGCTTCCTGCTTGATGTTCAACCGGGGTTGAATCCGGCTGATCAGCTCCCATGCCTTTCGCTTGGTCAGTTTCACATTCATTGAGTATCCCTCCCATCACAGAACCTTAAAGGTAACTTCATGGCCGGGATTTTCAGCAATCAACTTGGCCTTCAGATCATCCACCATCATGTTGTTATCAAGGGCCGCTTGAACAACATCCACCAGTTTCTTCCCATCAAGGA